TCACATTTGCCTCGGGTGCGGCTACCAATACGACGAAAAGAAGTATGGTAAGTTTGAAGATCTAAATGAAGATTTTCTCTGCCCCGAGTGCAAATGTGAGAAAGATATGTTTGAAGAAAGGGAAATTGAATAAAAGTCTAAATAATAGACCAATTTAATGGTTGTAAACTGACAACTAAAGGTGTTCTGGACTCGGGTTCGACCCCCGACATCTCCACCAAAAGCACTTGCGTAATAGCCGAACCGCGAAAGCGTTGTATTCGGGGGAATGTAAATCGGGTAGTGCTTTTGATGGGGATGAATTTGGCTTCGACAGGGCAAGTAATAACCTGACAGCAACCAGTGAGGCGACTGACTCAATCAGCGCAAAAAACGTAAATGCAAACGATGATTCATTTACACCTATGGCTCTCGCTGCCTAATAAGCACATTGAGCACAAAGAGTTGACCGCTCGGTAACAGAAAGGTCTGGGGTGGTGGTGCGAACCACCACCCTTTTCTTTCACTGCAATAATGGAGACAACTAACATGAATGCAGTAGATATACTTTGTAATGTGGAAAAATATTTTGATCGCAATCACAATTTGTTCTGTAAATTTGGTGGACTATTTGCGATAACATTTCTTATGATTTTTGTACCATACAGTATGGTAGATCATATGAATAGCAAATTAGAAGCCCAGCAAATTGCAAATGAACTTCTAGTATCAGAACTCGAAACTCTTAATCATAAGGTCGAGTTTTTAAATCTTTCTTACGAGAAAAAGCAAGCAGTGATGCGAGAGGTTGAATGCCTCGCTCGCAACATTTATTTCGAAGCAGGTGGTGAGCCTCGTGCTGGCAAGATTGCTGTTGCCGAAGTCACCATGAATCGAGTCAAGAGTCGCCAGTTCCCACGGACAGTCTGTGGTGTTGTTCACCAAAGGAACAGACACACCTGCCAATTCTCTTGGGTGTGTGAAGGCAAGAAGTCTATTCGGCATCAAGGCGCATGGCGCGAGTCCGTCAAGATTGCTGAAAACATATTGATTTCTAAACACGAATATGGTATAATTGGATCTGCAAAGTATTTCCATGCAACTTATGTTGATCCAGAGTGGGCTGAAAGAAAAAGAGTTATCAAGAAAATTGGTCAGCATATATTTTATCATTGAGGCATTATGCGAATTATTGAAGATGTGAAGTTAGACTTTAAAGATGTTCTGATTACACCCAAACGATCTGCTCTGTCTTCTCGAAGCCAAGTAAATCTTGAGAGAACTTTCACTTTTCGTAGCGGAAATTCTTGGAAGGGTGTTCCGATTATTGCAGCCAACATGGATGGAGTTGGCACTCTTGAGATGGATGATGAGTTCAATAAGCATAAGTGTATGGTTGCAGTTACCAAACACTACACAGCCGAACAATTAGTTGAACATTTCTCGAAAAAAATGAGCAGCAGCATTTATTCTCTGGGAATCTCAAATGATGATCGCGATAAATTTGCATTTGTCTATAGCAATGTCAAAAATTCATCTATAAAAGTTTGTATTGATGTTGCCAATGGTTATACTCAATCGTTTGTTGATTTTATCAGAGAATTTCGTGAGTGGTATCCTGATGTGATATTGATGGCAGGTAATGTTGTCACACCAGAGATGACTGAGGAATTGATTCTCGCAGGTGTTGATATTGTGAAAGTTGGTATTGGTCCTGGATCTGTCTGTACAACACGGAAGATGACAGGCATCGGCTACCCGCAGTTGAGTGCAATTATTGAATGCGCTGATGCAGCACATGGTCTTCAGGGTCATATTATAGCGGACGGAGGGTGTTCCGTTCCTGGAGACATTGTGAAAGCATTTGCTGCGGGAGCCGATTTTGTGATGCTTGGTGGAATGCTGGCTGGTCATAAAGAAGGCGGTGCTTCTGCTATTGGCGGAAATCAATTCTATGGTATGAGTTCAGAAACAGCCATGGACTTACATAATGGTGGTGTGGCTAACTATCGAGCCAGTGAAGGCAAGACAGTTGAGATTCCATATCGTGGTGAGGTGAGTAGAACACTGCAGGATATTCTTGGTGGTCTGCGTTCGGCATGTACTTATGTTGGAGCAAGTGAGTTGAAGGAATTGAGTAAGCGTGCAACATTTGTTCGCGTCACTCAGCAACTGAATAATTCCTTGAGTGCATATGAGATCTAATATGGCAAGTCGCGAAGAAAAGAATAACTTCTCTATAATGATTATGGAGATGGCTTTGAAAGAAAAGATTGATCATATGGATGCAGTCGCAACATATTGTGAACGAAACAATCTTGAGATTGAAGTTGCTGCCAGTTTGATTAATGAATCTCTCAAGAGCATCATTGAAGGCGAAGCAATGGAGTTAAGGTTTTTGCCACGAGGTAGTAGACTTCCGTTATGAACGGATACGATCTATATTGCACCTATCAAGCCATCAAACTGCATTTTAGTTCTGAGCAATATAACTTCTTTCACTATGATGGTAAAACAAGAGTATCAATAGATGCATTTCAAAAGCGTCGTGACAAATTTCTATTCCATCGTCTCGCGCGCAAGTATCGGGACGATGAGATGGTTCCATTTCTGGTTGCTAATTTTGTACACAGTGACGATAATTGGACCAAAAGTCTTCTTGAAGAGGAGGCTGAGCAAACTTATCGAGAATGGAAACGAACCACGGATTCGATGAGCAAGATCTATGCAGAAGATCTGCAAAAGATTGCTACAAAAGAAACATTTAATGAATTATTTAAAGTCGATGATGGGCAATTTCCAAAATTGTTAGTGTTGTTCATGCAAAACGAAGTGACGATTGAGACGATGGTTATTCTCAATAACATCTTCGACTTTATTCGAATTTGGGACAAGAAGATTTCAGATGATATCATCTATCCCAAAGTGTCAAGAAAGATTCGCAAATATGGTTCTTTCTTGAATGTGAATGTCGACAAGTACAAGATCTTGACAAAAGAAACTTTACTTGCTGACTGAAATGCTATATAATGGTATTGTGATGATGAAAAAGTGGACAAGTCGATATACATTAATACAACGCTATACGGAGAATATAAATGAGTCTATCAAGTCTTAAGAAGGGTTCGTCCCTTGACAAATTGAAGAAGGCAGTTGAAGCATCTTCAGCAGGTAACACTGGCGGCAAAAATGTTGATGATCGTTTTTGGCAACCAGAGGTCGATGCCGCTGGCAACGGATACGCAGTTGTCCGATTTCTCGATACTCCAGCAGTCGACGGTGAAGATGGTCTTCCTTGGGTTCAAATCTGGTCGCACGGATTCCAAGGTCCAGGTGGTTGGTACATTGAGAATTCTCTCACAACTCTTGGCAAAACTGACCCTGTTTCTGAGCACAACACTGTTCTGTGGAACTCAGGTATCGAAGCAAATAAGGAAATTGCTCGTAAGCAGAAGCGCAAGTTGACCTACATTGCAAACATTCTTGTGATCTCTGACGCAAAGCGTCCGCAAAATGAAGGTAAGGTGTTCTTGTTCAAGTTCGGAAAGAAGATTTTCGACAAGATCAAGGAGCAACTCGAGCCGCAGTTTGCTGATGAGACTCCAATGAATCCGTTTGACTTCTGGAAGGGTGCAAACTTCAAGATCAAGATTCGTAATGTCGAAGGCTATCGCAACTATGACAAGTCGGAGTTTGAATCTCCTGCTGCATTGTTCAATGGCGACGACGCGCAGATCGAAAAGGTCTGGAAGTCGACACATTCACTCAAGGATTTCTTGAAGCCTGATAACTTCAAGTCCTATGATGAACTCAAGGCGAAGTTGGATAAGGTTCTTGGTGCTGGTGGTGCTGCTGGCGCAACCGCAAAGCGTGTTGATGATGAGGAAGCATCGGCTCCTGTCATTCGCTCTGCTCCTGCCAAGAAAGTTACTGCAGAAAATGTTACCGTCGATGATGACGATATGGCATTCTTCGAGAAACTTGCTGCTGAGTAATAAACTTCTTCAATAAGCACGGAGTGCGTTTAAGTTGAAGTTTGGGGGGGACTGGAAACAGTCCCCCTTTTTTTCAGGCAAACCCAACTGAAGTAAATGCTGTTGGGTGAGCGAAATCTTTTGATATTGCGCGATTAAATGTATCGTCAGCAAAACGAACATCAGCCTTTACAGAGTTATCTGATTTTTGTGGTGGTGCTGCTTGTTTGTCGCCACCACCACCACCGCCTGGAACTGGTACTGGCACAACACTTGGACCAGTTGATGCCATCGAATTATCTGCACTTTGTTGTGATAGTTGATCACCAGAAACTGCCTTACTCACTGCAGTCACTGCTTGTTTAGATTGATATGATTGACCATCAAGTGGAACAATGGCTTCAGTGCCGTGTAGAGTTGCGGGATATCCAGATTGCGGACCAGAAGCAACACCACCTGCTGCAGCATACATTGGACCGCCTTGTGATGGCTGACCTGTGCCACCTGCAGGTGTATATTTTGTTGAATACTTGTCAACTTTGGCGAGAATCTCAGCACCATAACCTTTATTAAGACCTAATCCAGCACCACCAATTGTTTGAGTGACTGCACGATTGGCTGATTTTTGATCTGGAAAATCTTGTTTGCCTTTTAAACCAGTCATAACGAATGCTGCAGCAAGTTTAGCAGCAATTGATGGATCGTTTGCTTGATCAGGATTGCCGATCAGATCTACACCAATCATTTTTCCATATCTGGCGTAATTGTTCTTGCCAGTAATTTGAATGAATCCACGACCGCGATACTTCCATCCATCTCCAGGCTCATTGTTTCCCATGCTTTGACCAATTCTATCATTCATTCCATAAACAAGTTCAGCCATTCCCTCTGGGTTTTTTACTGCCTTTGCTTGTAATTCTTCGTCAGAATACTTTTTAAGTCGAGTGAATACTGTTCTGATTCTTTCAATAGATGTATAGTTTAGATTTTCAGATTTTGGTTTGAATCCAGATTCTTTTTCAATGTTTGCGAGCAGCGCTGCTTGAGTATATGGATTCTCAAGTCCATATTCAGCCATAGCACCCTTAACAATACCAACCACACTACCACCTGCGCCGCCACCACCAGCTGGTGCAGCACCTCCTGGCATGTTTGATCCAGAAGGAGTAGCCGTTGGAGCGCCACCACTAGATGCTGGTGCACCACCTCCCCCACCTGTCGCAGCTTCACCGCTGCCACCACCACTTGGCACGACCTTATTTTGATATTGATCGTACTGACCACCGCCTCCACCACCGCCTCCGCCACCACCTCCACCACTTGGAGCTGGTGCTGGCGCACCGCCACCACCTCTTGGTGCTGGTGCTACTTCTCTGCGCTTCTCGGCTTCTCCCTTTGATACTGGTGTTACTTTATCTGGACCTTCAACTGGCTTCTTCAAAAACTTAAATGGTTCAAAAGTAAATCCACCAATTGGTCCAAGTGTGAATGGGTCAAATCCTGGAAGATCAATCTCAACAGGACCCATTATTTCAGGAATATCTAATTTAACATCAGTCAAGAAATCGCGAATCTTCTCCCAAACACTCATTGCAAGATCGGCTATCCATTTAACGCCCTTACTGCCAATGTCCCAAATGAACTCAATCGCTTTCTTTAACAAAGGAACTGCAAATCCAATTGCACCACCAATAAGTTTATAGAAACTCTTAAGTGAGAAAATATCAAGAATTTCTTCAATTCCTTCATTAGCCTTTTTAACATCTTTCGAAAGTTTATCTAATTTTTTACCACTATCGTCTTTCTTTTCTACTGGTTCAGTTTCGTTTAATGTTTGGCTCTTTAGATCTGCATCAACAGACGGAGATGCTGTTGCCGTTGGTGCCATTGCTGCGCCAGCCGCTCCTGCAGCAGGAGCAGTTGCCACAGCCGTAGCCTTGCTTGCAGTGGCAGTTGGGGCGATATTCATTTTTTGACGCGCAGTTTCTGCGCCTACAAACTTACCAGTTTTCTCATCTCGATATCGACTGGCTTCTTTTGAATACTTGAGACCTGCCTTCTTCTCAAGTTTACGCATTTCTTTTTTAGACTTTGGTGCTGCCTTTGCTGGGCTGGCGCGAAGTTTGTTTGCAATACCATCAACTGA